CGCCAACGGCTTCATAAGTAAGATCTGCATAGCCGGTGTCGTCATAGTTTGCGGGAACGCCTTCAACAACAGAAAGAACGGTTCCCAGCGTAGTGAATACATTACTCATAACTAAATCCTCTAAAACCAGTTTTGGTATAATTAATTCTACCACATTAATCTTATAGATTCGCAATTTGTTCATCTATTGATCTGTTCAGCTCCCTCAAAGAAATCCTGACCATCCCCTCTGCCGCCTGAGAAGACCAGCCATCAAACTCAAGTTTCCCGATATAAGGTAAATTGTTTGTCAAATACCAGACATTGCCCGGCGCCCGATGGGTGTCACCCGCGATACTTGTTAGGGTAGCTGTCCCGCTCTTGTCGATTGTATCTTTCGTGCCAGTCTCCGGGGTTCCAATTGATGCCTGCCAGTTGCCTCGTGCCTGGCCTCCTGTATAGCCCGGAGGTGGTGGCCCTTGCCACAGGCTTGGGTTGCCGACTGGGGTACGAAGCACGATGCGCCTAGACAGATCCAGAAGGGTGCCCCGGACCACTTTGTCCATGCGATCACCCACAAGGCGCTCAATGTCTGCCAGTCTGCTGAAATCTAAGTTAGCCAAAATGCCCTCCAATTCACGCTAACAGGCATTAGCCACCAGCTACCTGATGCCAAGCCCTGCGCGACATTTACCTGTTCAATAACCACGCTCTGGCCATCAAAGGTAAGCACTGTTCCGCGTACAAAGTGAGCCGTGATCGAATCAATAAGCTGATGTGACTCGAGTTTGTAATCGTCAAGGGGCGCGTAAATGTTCACTTGGTACACGCCGATAAAGTCGGTAGAACCGCCAGCAGCCATGCCGACTGTCGATGACGCGGCAGGTAGATAGGATTCACGCAGCCAGGTTGTGCCCTCGACAGGGGTATACCCAGCGTTCTCAAAAAGCGATAGGCGGGGCGTCTGTTAAGGTGTTGAGTCGTGATGACAGGGCTGCGCTGATCTTTCTGTGACTCATGCTATACCCTCAACTGGCAAATATAGATCACGTCTGCGCCCGACTTGGTGATCGGCTGCACATCCATGACCCGGAACGTCTTGCCTTGCACTTGGGCCCGCCAGCCCTGTTCTGGCCTGACGCTGACTTTATTCAAGATGAGCCGGGTGTCTGATCGCTTGATAACTGTGCCGTCAACCTCGGCATTTTGGAAGTTTCCAGGATAACCAAAGCCAGGCACCACGTTCTCACTTGCCGGGGTTGTCACTTCACCCGTCGCAGGGTTTCTGACCTCGCCTGTTTCATAATTCAGCGTCACAGCCTCCCCGAATTCGGCCAATAGTTTGGTTCCTGTGTCTGCGATGCTCATACACGCACCACACGGAACGCGCTAGACCCATGACCGCCTGGGCGAAGTATCTTGTACAGGGCTGCGCTAATGGTGCGCACAATGGTCTGAGAGGCTGCGCTGTCCATATACTCGACTTCAATAACGTCGACCTTTTCGCGCTTGGTTGCTCGCTCTATGATGCGCAGCGGGTCGAGCTCTGCGTCAATCGCCAGTGCCGCAGTATAAACGCCCTTCTTTAGCTCTTTAGGTATTGTTTCGCGCTCGATGTAATAGCGATCAATATAGACTTCATCACGTGGCCATTGCAGCGGCTGGGCCTCTTTGTGCTTGTCGCCAATAAACGAAAGGCTTTCAATGTAGTCCATGGCCTTAATTAACAGCACGTCAGTTGCAGCGGTAAGCGTCACGCCGCGATCAGCCGCATAGGTCGTCAGCTCTGCTTCAGTGACGTAGCTGTTAGCACCCGGAACCACGGTGCCATCTTCAATAATAATGGTTGCCATGATCGCGCCTTATATATTACGTTTCTTTCGGTTCTTCTGAATCAGGTACGCTTGAAACTGAACGCTGTCGGCTTTCGCGTACTCCCTCTCGACTGGAGGTTTTGGCTGCTCTGCGCTTTGGTTCTGGTTGGCCATTTTTCTGATCCTCACGCTGCTTTTGCTTGATCTTTTGAATCGTCTCGAAGTCTACGGGTTGCCCAGCTTCAAGGCCGTCTTTGTTTAATGGCATAATAATGTCCTCTGTTACCGCTTATAATATCACAAAAAAAGGCCAGCGGTTAAACTGGCCTCTTTCCCCTATTACCTAGCCTTTAATTGGTTTTGAGATATGCAATCGGCACGCTTTTCCGTTCCAGCACGCGACTCCATACATCAGCCGTTGCAAGCTCAGCGTTTGTAAAGCTGGTACCTTCTGGCGTACCAATTTGCTGGAAGCCGAACGGATGCAGGATCTCAGTGTTCCGAATCCAAAGCGTTTCGATACCGCCGCCGTCGCCTTGCGCAGCTTCGCGCTCAATCTCAACTGGAGTAATCGGAGAGCCGACACCGTAGCCGAATGCGCCAGGACCAAACAGCACGCTGGTATAGACCACGCTGGGCGTTTCGTTTGTGCCTGCCACAACAGTCAGGCCGTCATCTACGATAACCCGCTTTCCGAGGTAAGTCGGAACTGTCGCCATACCGTTGCTGTCGGGGATGTAGTCGATGTCGTTATTCTTCACCATCTGCGCCATTACAGTAGAGTGTACGGCAAGGGTAGTGAAGATCTCAGCCGAATCACCCGCCGTGTACAACGCTTCAGTGAAGGCGTCACGGTTAAACCGGGTTGAATCGGTTACGGCGTTGCTGTCCTGAGATGCCACGTCCACAACCATGTCGCCAGTGCCCGCTTCGTTGCCTGCCAAAATGCCGTTAGTAGCTGCAACCAAGCGACGCTGCCACTGTCGTGCAAAATAGCGATCCGTGCGGGCACGAATGGCCTCCATTGCGGTGCCGCCCATGGCCAGCTCGGACGCTAGATCAGCGGACTGCCAGCCTTGGTTCACAAACGCCTTGCGGGCAATCTGCTCACCTTGGGTAGCCTTCTGCGGAGTTGCAGAGGACGTGGGATCATCTGAACTGTAATTGGTCTCGACTGAACCATCCAAATCATTCCAATATGGAAGCTCGGAAGTCTTGCCGGGAGCGTTAGCCAGCTCATCAAGCAGCGCGTTACGTGTAACAACGCCTGAATCGAAGAAGCGGGTTTTCTCTGGGCCTTCGATCTGCGGAAGGTCACGAAAGATTGTGACATCAATGATGTCATCGAGTTTGGTAGTAGCCATCGGGTGTTACCTCATGTTCCATAATGTTGTGTGCGCAGTCGGTCGTATTCAGCAGTGTCGCTATCTTTGATTGCCTTCAACTCTGCGCCTGTATATTCATTGAACTTCTTGCCTGCGGGTACACCCGACCCTTGACCACCAGCAGCGCCTCCGCCAGTTGCCTTTGAACCTGCAAGGTAGTTGGCATAACGTTCACCATCTTTAACCTTGGCCTCCAGCTCAGCCAGGGAGTTAACGCCATCACCTGTGACCTTAACCTGCCCTGAATCATTATCGTAATCGAATTCAAATCTCACCTTGAGCAAATCGCGCAAGTCTTCATTGTACTCACCGCCAGCGCCTAGCTTGTTGACCACGCCGTTCAGTGCATTGTTGACCTTTTCGGTTTTCGTCTGATGCATCAGCGCATTGTATCGCTCTGTCTGCTCAGTGGCCCGCTCGTCCATCAGGCGGTTCAACTTCTCAACGTCACCATCGGCCTTAGCCTTGTCTTCTTCAGCCTTGCGCGTCTTCTCTGACGCCTCACGCTGCTTTTCCTGTAGCTCTTCTTTCTCGGTCTTCAGATTCTGGTTAGTGGTCTTCAGACCCTTTACCTCATCATCGACCTTTGTCTGTACTTCGGCTTCCGTATAGACGGTAATCTTTTGGCCTTCGTGTTCGATTTCCATTGGCATTGTAAACACCTGTTACATGCTCGACTGCGCGCCTGCGCAGCCTGGTTATAAAAAGTTGTCCCTTATGCTGTAACAGTATAGCACATTCCGTTGACTTTCAAATAGGCATAAAAAAGCCCGCACTAGGCGGGCTTGTGGGTGGGCTCATGTGCTTACCTCAAACTTACTCCTTTAGACCAACTAGCAAAATTTCTTGACCCTATAGCCAGCATTATATCGTTTGCATCCTTGCTTTCGAGCAGGAAAAATCTATCGGCATATTCAGCACTATCATCTATTGTGTTCATGGCCCGTAGGCAATCAAAATATTCACTGATTTTTTCCCCCGCTGTCGAGCATATCTCAATGCACTTTTTTTTCTGTTTTTCCGGCCAAGGTTTTTCTTGGTCATAAAATTTTAATGGCTTTGCTAGCTCAAAGCTGCGAGAAAGATCACGAAACTGCTGAGTAAGAAAATGTATTTCGCTCCTTAGTGACTTCAGTTTATCGTTAAACCCACAAGAAAAAACACACCAAGCCATTGGGGTTTTGCTATGGACGTAGCTGCCTTGTGACTCAATGCAGGACAACTTCGATAGCGGGAAATTGCCATCATCCTCCATAACTGCACACAAAGCCCTTATCCTTTTGTCATCAACTTTTTTTAAACCAATGGAAGAACCTTTAAATATGTGGTTTAACATTAAGTTGGTTGCTTTGTTTTCTCTGCCTTTCATTACCGTTACAGAAAAGCAAAATTTATCAAATCTTACGCAGTTGCCAAAAAAGCCAGAAACCTCACTCACCAAGTCTTCGCTGAAGTTGTTGCACAAATCTAGGTTAGCTGCGAGCAGAACAAAGCCATCTTCTTTTATCCTTTGTGCGGCCCTAGACAAAGATGATCCGTAGCACTTAACCAGCGGTCTGTGCTTCCTCCATGCTGCTGTCGCTATAAGCGCCGGGTTTTCGTCTACTGCTATAATTCTATCTTCTGGTATGCCGTGGTTTATGGCCACCTCTATTTCTTCGCCGCCTTTAGACGGCAGCATCAAAACATGCGCCCGGCTGTCTAAACCAAACAGGTCTTTTACTTTTGGCGCAATGGCTGACCAAACTTGTTCCCTATACTCATGTTTAGCGTCACTTGTGTAACCAGTCACCGGCCCTCTGCATGAAACTTCCATTCCCTTTCTCCCGTTAGAATTAATGCCCGCACTTTGCGGGTCTAGCTATCTCGAAGCTTCTCCGTCCAGATCACCCCTGCTGGTACAATTCCAAGGAGACGCAAGGGCTCTGGCTGACAGTGTTATTAGCGCCACCGCTGCCTGGGCTTAATCGGTTGCGGGTTAGTTCGTTACCGCCTTCTCGACTAATCGGCTGGCGAACTGGGTGTCTGTTAGCGTAATTCCAGCAGCGTCTTCTGCCCGCCTCTTTGCTTTGTTGAACGCCTCCACGGCTGTGACTGGTAGGGTTATTCTCATTTGCTTTCTATTATTCATTGAGATTCTCCCCACATAGATTGGGCTAAATCTATCGCCTGCTGTAGAGTCAGGTCAAAATCATCATCGGGTAGCTCATACGTTCCATTTGGGTGCTTTAAAAAATATCTATCCGGTATGGTAGACTCAACAATGACCGGATTTGCTCTTACTTGTGGGTCTGCGTAAATCTGATCTTCATGCCCCCACGAAACTACAGCCCATGCAACAATAGGTTGCTCATGTAGCGCTGAAATTCTTTTACCGACAAAAACCGGCTCACAAACAAAGTGGCCAGCTAATGCTGGAATTATGTTGTAATTAAATTCTGTCATAATGCTTACCTCAATCTGATTTAAGTTAGCGCCTCTCACAACGCCCAATCAGATTAAACAATGTGCCGCCTCCTGTCAACAGTTGGCGGCATTTTTTTATTATTGTTGTTTGTTGTTGTCG